ACATATTCGGACTAGCGAACGCCCCTCCTTGAAGAAGCTGATCCAAGAACTGGCTCTCCGCTCCGGCCATTCCAGTTATATCCTGACTTGCAGTTAGTTTACGCTGCATAGCGGCTTCCATTGCCTGTGTATCTAGTTGTCCAAGTAAAGCATTCTGATCCTTGGAAGTCTGTGTAAAGTAATCAGACATCCCCGTAGCCATCGGAGAAGAGGCTAGATCACCCATAAACGCGAACTGCTCTTTTAGATTCGCAGCATTCTCTCCGATTCCTCTCTGCTGCGCCTCAATCATTTTCTGCCATTCAGGAAGCGCGGAAATCGGATCTCCTGTATTCGCCATTTCAGAAAGCGAAGATGCTCCAGGGATATTCGATTGACCTCCACCAAGAAAACTTAATAATTGATTCTGAAGGTCTCCTCCACCCCCACTCATCAACCCTTGAAGCATTTGATAAAAATTAGCCGTGAACGTCGGGTCCATCGTTGGCTCGGAGGTCATCCCTCCACCAAGCTGATGCTTCCCACCGGGTTGCCAGTAGTTAGATTGACCAGGGACGTTCGGTTGATAAGGGGCAGAAGGTGTAGCGGACATAGAAGGATTAAAATTCGGCAAAGCCGGGTAGGTCATCCATTGGTTCGAGCCCCCCGTAAACGACCCGGCAGGCATCATTTGATTAGAGCCTCTCCAAGGCTCCATCGCCCCGCCACTAAAAATATCCCCTACTCCGGTTGGCATATTAGGCCGCCTTCTCTACAGAGATTCCTACTTTTTCTAACTGCCTTTTTCTTCTTTTAGAAAGATAAGGATAAATTTTACTTAAGAAGGAAATCGACTGTGGAGGATAAATGACCCATTGAGACACGTTCTGGTTACCCCAGAAGTGAATTCGTCCTCCGAATATACCTTGTAATCGTACAAGTATTTCGACATCTTTCTGAGTTACCTGTACGATAACCTGATTACGATGAATTCTACAATACCCTTCGCCTTCATAAAATCCGGCCGCAAATAGAATGTCTTCGTTTGTCATTTTAGTTTCCAAACATATATGGTCTTCTGGTCATCGATAACCGGCTCTCCATCCGCCATTGCTCTTTACGTCTCTTCCGTTTCACAGAGTAAAATAACCCCGGCTGTGAGGGATCCTTTGGATCTCCGTGTAACATCTGATAAATCTTCGCGGCCTTCTCGTATTCCATTAATTCGTTAAAACCTCGATAAACTGCGTTCCATATAAGAACTTCGTTCCAGTCCCGAGGTAAAAGGATCAAAGTCTGAGTTAGGACATTGTCGTTAATTGGATGCATTTTGACCATACGCCATTGAACTTGATAGGCTTTATCAGGCGTAGGGTTAAATCCGATATTCGTAGAGTGCCGATACCACTCCGTTGGTAGTGAGAAAATAGGTGTAAATCTATCCGTCTTCTGATAATGACTCACATCCAATTTACGACGAACGGAGTTTAGAGGAAAATCAGTCCATATCAGAATATCGTCTACAACGGACACTATATCGCCCGTCGGAGCAAGCAGAGACTCGGCGTATTCTTGCTGCTGAGAGGTTAGATTAAAAACTGGACCCAGCTCCTCCAGCTCCACAAAATCGTCTCTATAATCAGGAGAACCCGATATTTCTAAAAGCGCATCACGAAGCCAGATCGCCGCTCTCGAAGAGTCGTTGGTACGATTCTCGGTTCTCAGAAGAACTTCGTTAACTAAGTCTCCGATATAAAATTGCAAAACCCCACTAGGACTTAGAACTGGCATTTTAGCGACCTTTTTCGAAAAGATGAAGTTTTTCCTGAATCTTTATAGATCGATCCTTAATTCTCTGACTTAGTTCTTTTCTTCTTTTAAGACCTTCGGGACTTTCGTCTCTACTTCTTTCGTCTAGTCTGGAAATGTCGTCCTCTTGTTCTATAAAGATTTTCATGTACTCCTCAAAGTGATTATAATTAGGATTCATCCCCGTATAACGATGAAGAGGGTGCTGATGGAAGTAGAGTTCTAGAGCCGATTTCGCTACTATAGCCAGACGAGCGACGTTCGTAGTTGCATGAATATAAGCCCCGTTCATCCCTCTCTCCTATCATTAAGGTCTACGCCACCCATCGAGGAACTTCTCTACTAACCAAATTCGCATCTCCTTACTTTCCATCATCGCGAAGGTCGTTAGGGCGACTGTCAAGGCTCTAAATTCAGCGGCGGTATGTTCGTCACGCATCCGTTTACCTTGACCATTCAAATCCTTCCTTACTCCACGGAGAAGCGCCATCGCTCCGCCAGCGCCGAAGATTGCGCCGATAGCAAGAGCGATTAGCTCACCCATTCACCCTCACGCGAGCACCGCTGCTGGCAGGGTCATTGTCCATAACACGTGTAGTTCACCTTATAGGTACTCGTCGCCGTCAGGTTTACGGCGTTGTTGTTGATGTTGAATGACGCCCCTGCTGTCGTGTTCGTAATGAAGATAGGAGCGACTGCACCGATGGCCCAGGTCCCCGTCCCGCTCAGGTAATTCGCGGAGCACGTTGTACTGTTTGTTCCATAGGTAGAGCTAAAGTTGAAACTAACAAGGCCAACTGCTGTCGTCGTTCCCGCCGCCGTGATTGTGATGCGTCCGGCTGCATCGGTTGAACCTATGTCGAACGCGCAAGTACTTGTGCCATTGCCCGTGATTGTGCAGCTAGTAGGAACGCTTCCGTTTACGGTTTGACGCCCGCCAAGCTGCGTTGTTGTCCCCGCAGGCAAAGGAAAGACCGGAAGCACACCACCACTGAAACTTTGCGCTTGCGTGGCAAGAGGACATGGCGGACCGCCAGGACATTCTCTATAATCATTTCCACCAAGATCATAAAATGTTGCGCCAGCCACGCCGTTAATCGCCGCTCCCGCAGCACCGGAGCCACAACCCTGAAAGGAATTTCCAGTAGCCACAACTAAAGACCCGGATACCAATTGCAGCGCATTTCTGTTGCCGCCGCCACAAGAGCCGCCGAAGGGGGTCAGGTTTGAATTTGAAATATAAAGGCTGGAAGTTCCATCAACGCTGACGGCTGCACCTGTTCCAGCAAAGATTCCCGAACCGATGATATTCACAGAAGAGCCGTTATTAATTACAAATGATGCCGGGGTGCCGCCTTCATCGATGATACTATTTTCGATAAGGACTTGCCCCTGCGTGGTAGCTCGCGGCCCCCCTGCAAATGAGCCTGCCGCGCCGCTACCGGAAATCGTTGCCGCGATAGTGCCGGGATTGCTGGAAATCCAGTTTCTGAAATGCACTGTTTGCGAAGTTTGAAGCACAAATTGCGGCTCGCTTGTGACGTTCGATATGCCTGTGGCGTTGAAAAAAATGCCGTCAATTATTGCGTAGGCGATGGTATTAAAAGCGAACAGTCCAGTGTTGTCTCCAGTAGTCCCGCATCCGTTCACGCCTATGTCGTATAGCCTGAAATTGCTGTCGTTGAGGAACTTGAAACCAGGTGCAGCTACGGTGAGATTTTCAAGGCTGCAATCTACCGAAAATCCTCCAATGGAAAAATTTGTATTCTGCTGCGTACTCATCAGCCACGATCCGCTGCCGATTGCTATATCGGGGCTGGTATAGATGTTGCAGGACCCCTTACCAGCGCCCTGAAAGCTCATGCCGAGCGTGTTGCCGGTACCAACATCCACAAAATACGGACCGTCTACGACGTATCCACCGGGAGGGCAAAATACCGTGCCGGGAGATGCCAGCGTCGGCCCTGCAAAATTTGTCTGATTATGCGCCAGTGTTGGTCTTGCTGCGGCATAGGCAGCCTGAAAAGCTGCTGTCGCTTTGTTGCTATACCATACGCAGTTACTTGAACTTTGTGCGTTGCCGTTTCCTGTTGCTGGGGCGACGGAGATGGAACTTGCCGAGTTGAAGGCTGAAATGGTTGGGATGGCCACCGAGAACGGGTTGTTCCCACCAAAGCCTGTGCAGAAAATCTTTTTACCTACGTCTGTTGAGAGCCAGGGGGAGGTCGTCGCATCTGTAATTGTACTGCTGGCGTTTGTCGTTACGGCAGTGATAGTTTTCTTGGCGTCGTTGATCGTAAGGCCGGAAGAGTAATTCACCACGTTGTACTGCGGCCCTTGCGCTTGGTTGGCTGGCACTGGCGAGTTGGGGCTGACGCCGCCTGCGCTGTTCCAAGTGGTGCAGGTACTTCCAGTCACAGCCGTACATACACGGTTACTTTGGCTTACTAAATTATAATACTGTCCTCCAACCCCACACCCAACCTCTGCATCCGTATACGCGACTACCCCAGAACCACAGGTAACAGAAATCGCAGGTGGTATGACGCTGCTTGTAATCGTCTGCGAAGCTCCTGTTATAGTCAAAAACCCAGAAGTAAAGCAAACAAACTGAGTCTGAGCGCATACCGTAACTGTCCACTGTGTTCCACTAGGGGTTATCAAATTATTATCTGGAACAGGTACGCTCGTAAAAGCCCCAACTGCGCTCAAAGCACCGCTTATAGAAACAGGCGTATACGGAGCTCCGCTTAGTCTATAAGAACCGTTGAACTGCGGTTTCGGTATGAAATTGAACGTGTACGTACCATTATTCCACGTTTGTCCACCCGCGTCTGTAATAGTCGCAGAAACGTTAGTGTTCTGAGCGTGAACATTAAAAGCAAAGAGAAAGAAAAGAAATGTGAATAGAAATATTCTTTTCATCGTATTTAGTCCCTTTAGTTCTAATCTACCGTATCCGCGATCATCTGTCTATCTGTTGCAGAGTTACTCCCACTTGCCGCTGAAAACGCTATCGTATGCTGCAAGAAAAGCTGCGCTGTCGAATCTATCGTCCCTACAGTTGCGGTGTTGTTGTCTGCAAAAACAGCCTCGGCAGCAGTGGCTAAAGCCGCAACGTCAATGGTCAGATTGCCGTGAGCCTCGAACGCCGCCGATGCTCCTGCTGTTTGTGTCGAGGAGTTAAGTGTCACATTGTAGGGATTATTCGTTGCTTGAATTCCGCCAAGAGCCGAAGAGGTCCAGGAAGCGAGCGTTACGACCGTTCCGCTGCCGCAACCGGAGACGGTGCAAAGTTTCAGCTTGTGCGTGAGTGTCGTTGTCGAAGCGGCTGGCGTTGAGTAGACCCCTGCCAACTGAATCAGCAGCGTGCGAGATACGGAGTTCAGTGCCCCTGCGGTGAGCGTAATCGCCATGCCATTCTGGTCGGTTGCCACGTTCGCACTGACCGTAACAGGAGTAACGTTGACGCCCGTAAAGCCTGAGCCTGCAACGGGGACTCCGGCCACTGTCAGACTCCCAGGAATGTTAACGACACTGTTTCCAGCTCCACCAGTAGAAGTGCAAGCAGTCATCGCCGGATTGCTGAAAGTAGTGCCGTTCACCGCCGTGCCTGGGGTAACTTCAAAGCAGTTGCTCAAATTGATTTGTGGACCAGCTTCCCAGTTGAAATGGCCGCCGTTGACGATGTACTTCCACGCTGCGGGACTGTTCGTTGTCGAGTAGATATTACCGCCGCCAGTGGCGTTGTTATCTATTCCGAAGCATATGAGTTGGAGCGCTGCAACTGAGCCGTTCTCCCCGAAAATGCAGCCGTTGTCCTTGAGCATTATATTGCCTTCAGAGACAAGAGCGAAGTTGTTGCGCGTTCCTACGTTCGTCTGCACGCCACGGACGGCAAAGTTGTCTTGAATCGTTCCAGTGCCAAGGTTCGGAGATGCTCCATCTCCTTCGACGCCTTCGGCAGTAGTGATATTCGTTCCGCCAACGCCAGCGGCGCGGTCAATTCCTCCGCCTCCCTGCACGCCAACCACAAGTGGCAGCGTCTGCCCCGTACTTCTCACGGCCCATTGACCATTTGATGCTTGGACGATATTTGCAGGAGCCCCAGTAATAGCGCCTTCGATGTCTACTTCTCCGGTGATGGCGGCTAACGCCCCACCTCCAGCGGAGACATTGCCGGATACCTGATTCGTCGCCAGAATCGCGGATGTTGTAGAAGATGGGCTGGCAATGGCCTGGGTTACTGCGAATCTGGCTTGTGAACCTAGCGTTGTACCGCCGTAATTCACTCCATATGCTTTGTTCGTACTCGCTCGCAGGTCGTGAATGGTGATGTTGTTGGAGCCGCGATAGATGTTATAGACCGAGCCATCTACGGCGTTGAATGTAAGGTTGGCTGACTCTGCACCAGTGTAGAGTGAAGAAATCATTACCGTGCAAGGGTTGGCCCCACAGGCCGTCACTGCTTGGTCAATAGTTTGAGTTGCTCCGGGGCCTGCCCATTGCACATTGTTGAAATTAGTGCTGCTAACTGCCCCTGTGAACGTCTCCGTCCCGCTGTGGGTGTTGTTACCTTGAAAACTAATATTACCTGTAAAAGTACCACCAGCAGCATTCGACGACGGGGCTGACCATACATACGAATATGTCGTAAACCCAATCGCCCCAACACTTATTACATAAGGAACTCCACCAGAGGCGTAAAACGAATAGTTGCCTTGTATATCGGCATTGAAGGGATTATTAATAAGAGTGGTTAAACTAATGTCACTATAAATCGAGGCCAATCCAGTACAGGCTTGATTAAAAGCAGGAGGAGTACTCCCAGTACAAACCGTAATAAGCGCAGACGGAATCGGACGCATAACGGCCCCGGAGAATCCACTAGAGCCGGCTAGAGTAACCGTTCCTTGGGCTATGTCAACATGTCTAACGCCTTGAGCCTCGCTTCGCGTTGAGAAAACACTCAGTAGAAAACAAACAATGAATAGCCTTAACACAGCAGACGCCACCGTGGCTCTTAGTGTTATTTGCGTCGAAGTCGCGGCTACGCTTCCAGTGTAAACATCAACCGCTCGGTCTTTCTGCATAACCCAGTACCCTACGGGAAGCCTTTGAAGATTATGATTCACAGTAAAATCCGTATTCGGAGCCACCGGGGCAACTACGTTTATCCAGGAGCCATTTATGTTATCAAGATTCGTTCCGTCTCCAAAGCCGATTTGGCCGTTAATAACACCGACTAGATTTTGATAAACATTCTTTATCATCTGAACAAAGTGATGAAAAGATGTTTTCTCAAACTTTACATGAGTAAAATCAAGATTCGGAGCGGCTTTCATCAGTCTATCACGCCCCCACGCTGCTCACCGGAAATATCGAACATCGGACAAAATTCGATCACAGCTCCGGGCTGACCAGCGGTTATAGAACAGGACCATGTAATACGAAGGCCAGTGACATTAAAGCCAAGAACAGTGCTTATCGAATCTCCAGTACCGCTTCCGAGAGTTACTGTTTGAGTTTCGGAGTAGCCTTTGTCATTAGTTATGGTGATAGTGTACGTAACCGCTCCTTGATCCTGCACTGTAAGTCGAAATTTTTTAACAGTATGCTTATGCCTACGATCTTTGAAAATATGCTTGCCAGAGGTTATAACTGCATTATTTTCGGAGTAGTTCGTAAAGTCGATATAAGCAACTTGACCAGTGCTATTACCAATAGCGTACCCATCCAGAGAATTACTTCCTAGAGTCGCAGGGGTCCAGTTTTGATCTATAATCCTACCCACAAGATCAATAATTCTAGTTCCAGTAGGATTAAAGAACTTACCCGAAACAGTCTGAACCCCTGCATAAGAAAAGGGTGTCCAGTTATTCTCGTCAAAGTTATAAACCCAGACCCGGACCCCAGGTATAAAGAGCCAGTAAGCGTTAAAAATCTGGCCTTTGATATTCTGAGTTACGTAGCCGAAAGCATTTGCTGGATTTCCAGAAATCAAATCGGCGTAGATTCTTGAACGAGCGCCTATCCTCTTCTTACCATCAAGAGGCATATCTCCAATAGGGATAACAGAGGACTGATTAAAAATATAGACATTATCAAACCCAGCATACGCAGCACACTCTACCCCATCTCTATTAAAATGATCCAGAGAATGAGGACAGAAATTACCCATGTTCGAGTTTGCTATCGCGGTGAAATAAAACGGCGATAGACCCACCCCAGTCGGCTGAATCTGAACAATACCCCAGTTATGCCATCCATATCCGTACTGTCCAAGTTTAAGAAGACCTTGTCCAGGACCAAGATTATTAAGATTATCATTCACCCCAGCGGTAAATCCAGTCCAGTCCGTCGGGTCTCCAACCCCACTCCAGCGATAGCGTTGAGTAAAATTAACTCCACCCTCGACGGTGTTAAGAGTCATCAAATGCAAACCAATCTCAGCCATATAAAACGCTGCGGGAGCATTCGCGGAACTTTGAGAGTAACCTACGGTTATCCCATCCCAGAGCCAAACTTTATCAACTCCTTGAGAGAAAAGAAGTTTATTATTAAGGACATCCCAGCTAAAAACCTGTGTCGAGGATCCTGTGAACCCTGTCCCGGTTATAGGAGTCCAAGTTTGAGTCAATGGGTTCCATTGAAGCAAGCGAGTCTGAGTCATAACTACCTGGACTCTAACCCCATTCTTTGTAAAGAAATCAGCTATCCCCAGAACAGGCTCATTAGCTGACGCAGGAAAAGGAGGAAGCGCAGTGAAACCCGGGCGAACATAGGCAACGCCTTTTCGAAATAAAAAATTTGTAGAATCAGCAAATCCATAATCCTCGATCTGATCTAGCGGAAGTTCACTCTGAACCCCACCAAAAGGACCAGTAATCGGAAACTCAAAGAGTTCTTCTGTTCTAGCCTGTTCGCGTTGTTGAAGATTAGCCAAGGAACTCCAGTCTGATTCTGACACTATAAGTAACGCCCGTTACTGTACCTATATTATTCACAGACCAAGTAATATTCTGACTAGCAGCCGCGTAGAAAGTAGTTACGTTTGCAACAGGGCTATTATTACTACTAGCGGCCGGAATAGATTCATTACCAAGACCAGCTAAAAAGGTAGGTGTCACTTGCCCACCCGAGGCAGCGGTCCCGTTATTCCAACCAGCTACTCCGTATAGAGAGCCTCCACCAGCCCCGGTATTTGTGATAATAATATCAAAATTAATTCTATAAAGCCCAGCCCCACTAACCGGAACAGCATAAAGAGTTGCACCAACATTTAGATTCGCAGACGTTTGTCCTGTTAAAGTTACAATAGCAACTACTCCTACGGCACTACCAATACTCCCGGATACATCGAGCCAGGCTGCACCGTTCCATTGAAACACTTGTTTCGTGTCGATAGCAAAATACAGGAGCCCAAACCCGGCACCCCCCCAGGTGGCATTGACTATCTCAGGAGTAGGTCTATTAACAAGCGTACCGCTTAAAAGCGACAAACGCTGCATTACATCCGTACGGAAGTTACGAAGGTCTTGACCAAGGAGATTCGCTAACTGCGTATCAGGGGGAAAGGTAACGTCCCATGCGTTAGAAAAGGTTGGTGGAAATGGCATATTAAGCGTTCATCCCTTGAACACTAATGCTTCTCTGAATCTGACGAAATTCTTTCGTAAAAACCTCCGCGAGGTCAGTTCGAAACTGCTTATCGGGAAGCCGAATCTTATGTGCTATTCTATAAGCCTCTTCAAAAGCATCCTCTATGCTCAAACCCCAGCCAATGGCTACCCCTATAATTCCGTATCCACCGGATGTGACAAGCGAATTCTCTTGTAAACTAATTTCGTAAGAATAGAATCCCGCGAAGTCAGATTTGCGAAGTCCACGAATTGGGAGGCCTGGACGGGCGTGGAAGTCCTCGCTCGGCCACGGAGGGACTGAAATCCTAACGCCCGCAGCGAAGCCATCTGCGAGGGGAATATCACCGGACTGTCCACAGCAAGAATCGTATACGAACTGACCGAAATTTCCCTCAAAAAGCCCATACAAGTATGTCGGGAAGGCATCATAACCAAGCCTCGGAGTGAACTCTAATGCGTAGATTTCGCCTTCTTTGGTGACGACGGTGTTGATGTCGATAGGCCCATTCCATTTATTCTCTTCAAGCATTCCGGACAGCTTTGCAAGTGTTTCACAAAGCCTACACTCCCGATCGTCACAGCACCACACCACATTACCTGTACACCCTCCGGATGGTCCAATGTCTCCGTCCATGAGTTGTTTACGCTCAAGGGTGTGATTGGTTGGAGAAAGCATTTTACCTTGTGCGCACCAGACTTCACTTGAGATACATGCGCCTTCAATAAATTCCTGCAAGGTGAATTCTGGTTCATTTCCAATAATTCCTTTATAATGCTCAAGCATCTCCATTAACTCTTCGTTGTCGTGTGGAACATACGAAGGTAC